GCGCCTTTTGCGTTCACATTAGATGACCCTGTTGCATTGTCAAGAAGAGATGTATCTGCTTCTGGTGTAATCAAAGTCTCTGTAATTCCAAGACCAATACGATACGATGGTGTGTCAGTATATTTGTCTAGAACAATTCTTTGTGCTGTTACACGAACAAACTGACCACGAACAAAGTATACACCTTCTTCAATATTTGCAGATGAACCAGTTGCGGTTGCAGAGGATGCCTGAAGTTGTGCAGAAGATGAACCAGCGACCAAACTACCTACAGTACCATTTGCTTGAATCTGTTCGTTGTCAGAGAATACAGTTGAAACATTATCTGTACCAGTTTGGGTATACTTTACATAAAGAGTGAGAGGGTCAGTAGTAGTTGCAGATTCGTACCCAATAACTGTTGCTTTAACACCAGAGGTTGCACCAGTGATTGTCTTTCCGATATAATCATTGACGTAAGCAGATACAGGATTTGAATTGAATGTTGACTGTAACTTTACCGCATAGTATTCATTAGTAAAACCAACTTGGCCTGGTATTACCATTGCACCTTCTTTGAACATATGCGTACCAAATTTTTCAATTTGATTTTGCAGTATGGACTGAAGTTGAGTTAACTCTCTCGCTTGAACGGCGAAGCCTGGTCGAAAGAGAACACGATGAAAGTTATCTGTGGTGTCAAAGTCATCGTAATACGGTGACACATTCAAATCGGTTTTTTGCATATCTTAGTATTCCACTACTACTTTGATGTCTTCTGTTTGGTCTGATGCTCTTGAAATTGCCCTTCTATTTTCAACGTAAATAATTTGTCCACTGTCTCTATCTAGTTCTGGGTCAGCATAACCACCAGTAAATGAAACACCATTTACTGGGGTATTTGAACTTGTATCTACACTGTAACTTGCACTTGAAGAACCACCTGTTACTGCCGCAGCAGTTGAAAATGCTACAAGGTTTCCAGAGGCATCAAGTCCATATGAAGCATATTTTTCTTGAACATAATACAGAATTTTGTTTGTTGCATCCCACTCAACCACACGACCTTGAGCACCTGTTGTTGCTTGTGTGATAAGTTCGTCTACTTGATAATTAGTGCCTATTGTTCCAGCAACCCTTAATGCATTGGTTGTTCTTGCAGTTGCAATACTTGTCGCAGAACCACCAGCGGTTGGGTTCTTTACAATACCAACTCTTCTGAAATCGTTTACTTGTGTTGCGTCCGAATCAGCAGGTTCAAATTTTCCTTGAACCATGACAAAGTGAGCACCAAGTTCCTCACGGTCATTTGCACCGTGACCACCAGTGGGTTCAATGATTGGTGTAATAGAACCAGCAGTTGCATTTGTCCAAGCTGTTGCAGTTGCACCAGTGATTGCTGTTGTTGCATTACTGTTACTAAAAATATTTGCAGCAGATAAATCCACACTTGCAAACGAATATCCTGCTCCAACATTTTGCATACCAGTTGCAGCATTACCGTTACCAAACTCTTGGATGACACCACCTGTTACTTTCAATCTAATGATTGCAGTTGTAGTGCCGTCACCACGAACCTTTGTGTAGAATGTAGAACCGTCTAGTGAACCACTGCTGTCTCCACCAGTTGTGGGATAACCAGAACCACCACTTGTTACCATAACAACACTGATTGGTCTATTTGCAGCAGAGTTTGCATTGTTTTCTATTGGTTGAAAATCTGTAGTCAAAAAGTTTTGAATTTGAGATGTATTGAGTTTATACATAAACTTGATGTAATAGTTTGCGTCATGCCAAAACGGCCCAGTCTGTTCTGTTGTTGGTGCAGCACCAGAAATATTTACTGCACCAGTTTGTAGTGGGTCACCATTGTATAATACTTTATACACTCTTCTTGCATCTGTCATAAAATAAAATGTTGAACTCATAAGAGTTGACGCACCACTTGATGCAGTTGTCTTTGTCGGATACTGTCCAGCAGTAGTCGTACCAGAAATATCATGACGATACATATCAAATGCAGTACTAGTTGAATAATCTCTACGAGGCACCGCAAAGGTTGTATTAGTTGTACCAATTAATTTTGCAGCAAGCATATCATCCCAGTAATATGATTCTGGTGCAACACTATCAACTGGTGCTGGGGGAAGACTATCTGTTGCTGCACCCTCTGATGTCCAAGGTTGTGATTTACCTACGAACAGGTAATACTTGTCAGTGCCAAACGAAGTTTTAAATGAGTCTGCACTTGACTGTCTAAATTTTTCTGTAATAATCGCTGCCATTTTTCTTTCCTATAATGTTATTTATATCCATTCCATAGATGGAAGTTCTGGCCATGTTTCATCTTTTGGATACGAATCTAATGCGTTATCTCTTCTGCGAATAACTCTAATTGCAGCTCTGTATGTTGCCCATGCAGTTACACAGTCAGAAGTTAGTCCACTATCAGATAGTTGAGTCCAATCTGTTTGATTTAAAATTCTTTCAGCAACATCATAAGATGTCATTCCATCAGTAGTAATATTCATTATTTTAACATCCCATACATTGTAACTTGTCCATATACATTTCTACGGTCAGCACTACTGGATACATTAGTACCTGTATGTTGTCCAATTATAACTCCAAACCTAACATCAGTATATGCGGCCTGGTCGCCGTTATCTTCTCTACTACCACCAGTTTCAGCATAAGAATTAGCTTCATCTGATTTATATTGCATTATTGCTTGAGGAATTATAATTGATGTTGGTTGAGCAGCATCTCTTACAAATTTTATAATTCCAATTCCAGTAAATATTCCTTCTTCAGTACTGACCAAAGTACCTAAAAGTTGATGGATACCTGTTGTGCTGTAATAGTATTGTTTTCCAACAGCAGCGCTGGCTCCAGTTTGATTATACATTTGAGTTCCTCGACAAGCATTGCCTGAAGTTACATATGTTCCACCGTTTCCAAACTGAGCATACATTACATTTCCAGCATGAGAACCTTCATTAGTGATAATGTTAAAGTCAAAAAAGTAATCATCGTAAGTATTAGAAAATACATTAGTAAAGTTAAATGCATAATCGGTTGCACTTCCAGATGCGACTGTTACGGTTGATAATTTTACTAATCCACTAACATCAGTTGTTTTTGCAAAGGTAACTGCGCCATCAGCAACTTCAGTTGTTCCAACAGCGTTTGCACCAATCTTTGCATTTGTCACTGCGTCATCAGCAAGTTTTACAGTTGTTACCGAACCGTCTGCAACATCAGCAGCAATAATAGTTCCATCAGCAATTTTTGCAGAGGTTATTGAACCAGTTGCGAGAGCATTTACTCCTATTGTATCAATCGCCATCATCTACCCCTTATGATATGGTTGCGCCACTATTTGAAACTACAACCCATCCAATAGTGTTTGCATAAAGTAACATCACAGTATCATTTACATCAGCGAAATCAATCGTTGTACCATTTGCAAATGTTGCTGGAGTGAGTGTTGCAGTTCCACCACCGTCTACTACCATTGTAATAATTTTAATCTGACCAACAACTCCGTTTGGAAGTGATATCGCAAGAGCAGAACTACCAGTTGTCACTTCACTAACCAGTGTATCAACACTTAGCGCAGTTGCAGTGTTAATTGCCTCCACTGTGCCTACAGTCTTGTCACCACTAAGAAGAACGTCTGGGGTTGCTCTTGCATTTCCAGAAGTACTTGCTTTTGGTAACATGAAGAAACCACTATCACCAGAAGAGTGAGGTTGTGACATTAGAGTTTGACCGTGAGTATTTTGTTCACAGTTTAATCTAATCGCACCTTGGTTGTTTGAACCACCAGTTGAACGAATTGCAACATGGCCAGTTCCCTTTGGAAGTAATGCAAGGTCAACATTGGTTTCACCAGATGCACCGATAATCGGAGCAGTTGATGCACCAGCAGAAGCTGCACCACCAGTAGCTGCGTTTGTAATTTCAATCTCGTTTACTGCACTTGCAGTTGTTTGGAAAATGATTTGTTCAGCACCGTTTGCGTCTGCGATAAATCCACCATCTGCAATCTTGGGTGCAGTCAAAGTTTTGCCTGAAAGTGTTTGTGTGCCTGTGTCAGATACGAGAGTTGCATCTGCATTACCGATTGTAGTACCACCAGGCAGGGTTAAAGTGTTTGTTGCATTCACTGAATGGTCAGCAGCAGTAATCTTTTGTCCGTGTGTGTTTACATGACAGTTAAGTTGTATTTGACCTTCAACACCATTTGCGTCACCCCTTACCTCAACAATCTGAGTAGCAGGGTCTACTATTAAGTTACCACTTGCAGTTGTGGTAGTACCACCAAGAACTGGTGCAGTTAAAGTTTTATTTGTTAGTGTTTGCGTTGATGTTGTTAGAACGACACCAGCAGAAGTAAGTGCAGTACCATCACTAATGGCATTATTTGCCACACCATTTATTTTTGCAAATAAATCTTCAAAATTCTCATTGATTTTATCAGCACCAACTCTTAAAGTATCACCAGTTCCATCGTTTGCATTTGTGCCGATGTCTACCTTTTGATATGCCATTTCAGTCTCCTAAATTCTCTTATTATTTATAATGTTTTTTAACCGTTATCGAACTTTAATGATGATGTATCGAATGTCGTACCTGTCTCATCATACGATGGTAATAAATGACCAGCAGATTGTCTTGTTCTACCACCACCAATATCTTCATCAAATGTATTATTTGTATCATCAAACGTGATAAACGCATTACTAAATGCATTCACAGACGCACCAGTTGTAGTAAGTATTATTTCGCCTGGCGGTGGTACAATAAATGATGTATCAAAAGCACGTTCTGGAATTCTGAACCCACCAGAGCCATCTGGTTCTGATACTTGATTAATTCTAATAGAAGCAAACTGATTGATATTGTAGTATGCTCTATCGTTAACACCTTGTCTTGCTTTTCTTATTATGCCTGGATAGTTTGATGCAGTCTCTTCTGTTAATGTTGGTGGAACTGCAAATGCATACTTAGGTAAATTTGCAAGAGTAGAACCACTAACCTGTGGATTAGCACGAACAACACCAACGAAGATTGTATTAACTCTTGTTAGTGTTGTATCTCTTGTTCCATCCCTACCAAGGACACCATCAGTTCCTAATGTTGGTGTGTTACGAAGAGTTGTTCCGTCATCAACTGTACCAATCCTTCTACCAAAGATACGAACAAAAACAGTTTTGAGAAGTGATGCAAGTTCTGGGGTAAATGAACCTTCTGGTACACTGAGGTCATCAGCAGTAAATGCTTGAATACCAGCAGTGACTTTAGATACAATGGAGACTTCACCAAAGACTGCCCAACCAGCAGGATGGACGGTTCTCTTGATTGCGTTTCTCCAAGTGTTAATTGATTCACCAACCTTTACCACATATGAATAGTCTTGATAATAGAAACTATCTTGAACTCTCATCACATCAGATGAAATCTTACCACGTTCACCTAAGAACTCACCAGAGGTTATTGCAATAGTACCAACTTGTGGAGTGATTGTGGGTGTATCAATTTGAGCAATCGTTGCACTTGCACCAGATGTTGTCACAGTATTACCTGTCACCAAGTTAGCAGTGGTATTGATTGATAGTATCTGTCTTGCAGAATCAAATGCAGTAACCGTTCCACTATGTGAAGTTAAAGCATCTCCAATATTAAATGTTCCTGTAATGTCTCTTAGAATAGCGTGTCTAAATGCAGAAAATGTCGGTGCAGATGAATAGTTAAAACCACTGTTAGTAATCTCAACGTCTTTTACCGCACCAATACCAGAGGTGGAAATAGGTAATAGTTTTGCACCACTACCAGAACCAGATGTAATACTTGTGATGGTAGGAAGTTTTGTATATCCAAAACCACCAGTGATAAGTCTAATGTCTGTGATAGAACCACGTTCATTCACATTACTGCCTGGAGCATCACCAAATGTAGCGTCCTCTAGAACAATCTTAGTTCCATGATAGGTATCGTTTGCTTCAATTTGTGTTGCATCCTCAAGAACAATGTGGTCAGTCAATGACATTCCATATGCTGCAACATCACCAGCTTCTGGGGCGACTGCACCACCCACAACTTGAACAACAGCAGAGATACCAGTTCCATCAGTTCCAGTATTGTCAAAGTTGATAACATCATTCACTGCAAAGTTTGAACCAACGTCATCAATTAAAATATCATCTACTGAACCAGTACCAACTGTATTAATTCGTGCAGTTGCAGTTTGACTACCAGCAGAGGAAATGTTGATTGCTTGACCAGCAGTATAGTATTGTCCTTCATCTGAACTACTAACATCAACACCAGCAAGAATGGAATAGACTGTAAATGAAACGTCTTGGTCAGATACACTTGAGATACCCTTTACAGTTTCCCCCTCTTCAAATGTTCCTGTTTGTGAATCTGCATCAATTTCTATTTCAACAATATCCGTAAATGCCTCACGCACACCAATTGTCGATACAGGGATTGCAGTTGCTAGAGATGATTGTCCTGTTACTATTTGACCAATAAGTTCACTAACGTCACCAGCAGTTACTTGTACTCGCATGATACGTCTGGTTGTCCAGATACCATCTGAGTTACGCAACATATTTTCATTTGGATATGATATTACAGCATCATCATTGAAGAGAAGTCTGAAGAATAATTCATGACCCTTTCTTGTACCTTTAGATATATACAAGTCACGAATATTTTTTATAAGTTTTCTTTTGTTAACACCATCTGTAAGATTGTCAACTATACCATCAAGAAATGCATCTCTAAAGTTATCAAGAAACTTATCAATAGTTGCATCTACGTTTGCGTATTCTAATAGTTGTTGGATATTCTGCACAGGGTTTGCACGATAGGTTTGAACTGTAGCATTAGCACCAGACTGTGAACCTGTTATCAATTCACCTATGATAAACTGACTTTGTGCAGATACAAATAATCTTTTACCGTCATCAACATCATCGACAAGAACTGTTGCAGTTGCACCAGAGTTTCTACCAGTGACTATTTCACCTACAGTAAACTTTGCTTCAGAATCTTCTAAGACAACTTTTTCACCATCTTCATCTAATACAAAGTTTACTGAAGTCGTATCTTGAACAAGATAGTTATTAATTTCACTAACGGTTATTTCAGCACTTTCTAAAAACTGAAAGTAGCTTCTAACAAACTGATTAAATACAGGATGGTCTGCCTGAATAAATTCCGGCAGTTGAGTTTGTATCAACGAAGATATTTTGTTTGTCAGCGTATTATCATCATACGACATTATTAGTATCCAGAA